GGATCTGGGGGTACGTCCATTTATGGAGGAAGTGGATCTACTGCGTCGTCAAATAGCGCCGGGGTTAATGGCTCTCAACCGGGAGGAGGGGCTGGCTCAATGGTTTGTTATGCAGGAACGGGACGTACTAGCGGGTCTGGTGGGGCGGGAAGAGTAATTGTAACCGTAATTGCTGGAATATAAAATGAAAAAATACGCAATAATTGATAAAACCACTGGCTTTGTAGATAACGTAATTCTGTGGGACGGTATTGTTGATTGGGAACCTCCTGAAGGTTATCAAGCAATGCATATTGAAAACGAAGCTATTGGCCCTAATTGGACTTATTTAAACGGCACATTTACTGAGCCTGTTATTGAAAGAGTTCCAGAACCTGAAATAATTTTACCAACTAAAGAAGAAATTCTAGCACAAATTGCTGAACTTACTGCTAAAATAAATGCTTTGGGGTAAATAAATATGTGTGGAACTTCTGTCCAAGAAAGTGTTAATGCAGCAATTTCTAACGACCTGTCTGTAGCATGGTGTTTTCCATCTTCTGTGTACACAATTAAAAGACCAGATTTTCTAGAAACTGTTAGTCAAGCAGCAGATGAAGCACTTAAAAACAATGCAAAGATAATTCCAGAAGTTCATTCTATTTATCCAGTGCGTCAAACTGATAATTTAATACAAGATATTAGAATGGCTGATTTTATTTCTTATACAGCCAACACTGCATGGAATATTCTCGAAAACAACGGGTATGCTATTCAAAATTTTGGTATATCTGTAATGGAAATGTGGTGTCAAGAACACTTTAAGGGTTCTGGCATGGATGAACATGTTCATGGAGCAGGGGCGCAAATTGTTGGTTTTTATTTTTTAGAAACGCCAGAAGATTGTTCAAGAGCGATTTTTCATGACCCACGCATTGGAAAAAAACAAATTGGGTTTCCAGAAAAAAATCTTGAAACAGTAACTCCAGCAAGTGGAATGATTAACTTTAAACCTGAACCCGGACTTCTTGTATTTTCTGAAGCTTGGCTTCCACATTCTTTTACACGACACGGTTCAGATAAGCCAATTAAATTTATCCATTTTACGTTAGGCGTTGTGTATAAACCTTCAGAGTCTTGTTCACTACCTCCAGCGGCAGAAGTCATTTGAATAAATATTTAATTAGATTTAATAAAAGTAGGGGACAGCCGGGAAGAGGAACAATGGAACATGTTTGGCGGGTGTTTGAAAATGATAAAGAATATTTGCTAAAACATTTTAAATTAGAAGTACCGGCTGAAAGCGAAATGTCAGAAGGACCAGATTGGAATATATCTTGTAAAGGTTTTATGGTTATTGATCGTGCAACTTCAACTGCAATAATTAAAGGGAATGAAATATGACTGTTTTTAACTGGACTGTTTCACAGCTTGATTGTCATCCACAAATTGATAATAAAACTAACGTGGTCTTTACAGTTCATTGGCGTTGTACGGGTACAGATGGTACTTATACAGGCACAACTTATTCAACTTGCTCTGTACCAGCACCAGTAAATTTATTTACACCTTATGACAATTTAACTCTTAATCAAGTGCTTAGTTGGATTTGGGCGAATGGTGTAGATAAAAGTGCTATTGAAGCTGATGTACAAATACAGATTGATAACCAAGTAAATCCTCCTGTCATAACTCCATCGTTACCTTGGAATAATTAATATGAGTGAAAAGTTAGAGGCAAAGTCTCAACTTATTGAGAAAACAGCTTTTGCTGTTTTGCCTATTCTTTTTACTTGTGTTGTTTATTTAATGTCAGCATTAGATAAGTTGACACATGATGTCACTGTCCTTAATGCTAAAATAAGTTTAGTTGTTACTAGTGATAACAAACAAGCTGCTAATAGTGGTGCTGAACTTGCTAGAGAAAAGTTACGTCAAGATTTAGAAAAAGAAATTCAAGCTAATAGAGATTTAATTCATGCTAATAGAGAGCGTATTGTCATATTGGAAGAGCGACTAAGAGGAAAATAATGGATTCAATTGACCATCTTCTTAAATTCTGGCCTGTATTTGCTGGTTTAATTAGTGTGGTTATTGTGCTTGCTCAACACCATCAGCGTACCGCTGTGTTGGAAGAGAAAGTAAAAGTGTTGTTTGATTTATATAATAAATTTAAGGAAAAGTAATGGCTACAAAAGCCAATGTTTATACAAAGCCTACATTGCGTAAGAAAATTGTAGCTGATGTAAAAGCTTCTGCTACAATGGGAACTGGTGCTGGTGAATGGTCTGCTAGAAAAGCTCAACTTGTTGTCAAGAAATATAAAGCTGCCGGTGGTGGGTATAAATGAAATTGACTAAAGCTCAACAGTCTTTAAAAGATTGGGGAGATCAGCAATGGACTACTAAGTCTGGTAAAAAGTCATCAGAAACTGGCGAAAGATATTTACCAAAAGCAGCAATTAAAAGCCTTAGTAATGCAGAGTATGTAGCAACAACTCGCGCAAAGCGTGAAGGTAAGAAGGAAGGTAAACAATTTGTAGCTCAACCAAAAGCTATTGATAAGAAAACTAGGAGATTTAGATAATGTTAGTTAAAAAGCCTGTTAAAGATGGTGGTGGTAAAGACATTGGTACACTTATTGGTATCCTGTTTCTTAGCCGTGAAGTAGCTCATAGAGAACACCTTGCTACTAAGAGCTTTGCTGCTCATATGGCATTGGGTGGTTTCTATGAAGCCATTGTAGAAAAAGCTGATTCAATTACTGAAGCATATCAGGGAAGAAATCAAACACTAATTAAAATTCCTTTTGTTCCATACACGCACGATACTCATGACATTATTGAATGTCTTAAGGAGTTTTTGGCAGAGATTGAAGACCTTCGTTATACGGCTGTTCCTAAAGAAGATAGCGCCATTCAAAATCTTATTGATGAAGCTGTTGCTTGTTTCCTTAGCACTATTTACAAGCTTACGTTTCTTAAGTAACGGAGACTTACATGCTAGAAATGCTTAGTGGTGGTTTGTTAGGTAGTCTTTTTGGTGGGTTGTTTCGTCTAGCTCCAGAAGTGTTAAAGCACTTTGATAAGAAGAACGAACGTACTCATGAACTCTCTATGTTTACTCTTCAAACTGATTTGGAGAAAATGCGTGGTGAGTTTAAAATGGAAGAGAAGTATGTTGACTATTCTTCTAATCAACTAGACGCAATTAAAGAAGCCTTTAAAGAACAATCAAATACTGCTAAGGAAGCTGGCTGGTTTGTTTCTGCTGTCTCTGCTCTAGTCAGACCCGGAATTACATGGGCTTTGTTTTTTATGTATGCTGCTGTAAAAGCTGCTGCTATTTACATGGCTTTTAAAGTGAGTGCTGACTGGGCAGCAGTGCTTACTAATTCTTGGGGTGCTGATGATTTTGGCATGTTGAATATGTGTCTCACTTTCTGGTTTGTTGGTCGATCCATTGAGAAGTATAAAGAGAGTAAATGACAACAGAAGCGATCATCATTGCGGCTAATGTTTTAGTTAAACCTTTTGAAGGATATGCTAAACGTCTTCCCAATGGTGATTGCAAAGCTTATCCAGATCCCGGCACTAAAGGACATCCTTATACAATTGGTTGGGGATGTACAGGATCTGATATAACGCCTGATACTGTCTGGACCGAAAAGAAAGCGCAAGAAGAACTAGATAAACATCTTCTTTATTTTGCAAGTCAAGTAGCTAAACTATCTCCTACTTTGTTAAAAGTAGAAGCCCGTAAATATGCAGCAATAATTAGTTTTGCGTATAATTGCGGAGTGGGTAATTACAGAGTGTCTACGTTAAAGAAAAGAGTTGATGCTGGTGATTGGGAAGGCGCACAAGAAGAAATTGTTAAATGGAATAAAGCCGCCGGTAAAGTGTTAGCAGGTCTAACTAAGAGAAGACAAGCCGAAGCTTCTCTACTTTCTTGATGGATAAAGACATGACTGAAATTGACCCGTTTTCTTATGGACAATTAACAACTAAAGTGGAAAGCTTGGAAAAGAAAGTGGATAAGCTTGAGGAAGGTGTTTCTCAGCTACTAGAACTTGCC